TACAACAAACCCTACAGAAGAACTAGACATTGATGGGACTGATTATCCTACATTACTTATTAATTCAGATAACGCAGATGGTGGACAAATACTTTTATCTTCGAGTACTGATATCTGGTCAATATATATTCAAGAAAACGACCTTACATTTTGGAACACCTCGGAACAAATGATAATATTACAAAATGGTAATGTTGGTATGGGTACAATTACCCCAGATTTCAAATTACAAGTTGATGGCGACGTAGTTTCAGAGACAGATGGTACTGATAGCATAGGTAGCGTTAACCTTAAATGGGCTGCTGTATATGCTGATACTTTATACGGTGTAGCATTTTCAGGCACAACACCTTCGGGAAATCTATTTAAAAATGAAACTTCCCAAAGCATTTGGAGTAATACTACTAATACAGCAGCGGTTTTAGAAGTTGGTGGCATAGATAATATTCTTTTAGGTCAAACAACTGGTTTTAGTTTAACGACTGGCGATGATAATACATTTATAGGTAAAATATCAGGGTCATTAGCAACGATAGGAATCAGAAATACATTTATAGGAGCTAATTCAGGATCACAAATGGTTACTGGTAGTTATAATGTAATGATAGGATATGATGCAGGAGCAAGTTATACTGGAACAGGGAGTGTATTTATAGGGGCTAGTTCAAGTATTGGAGGTGCGGCAGGCGATAGTGTTTTGTCTATAGGAATAGCATCTGACGCAACCCCTCTATTAGAAGGGTACTTTATAGATGATTCATTAGTAGTTAATGAAAATTTAACAGTTACCGGGGACTTAACAGTTTTAGGTGAAACATCTCATTCAGGTGCATTAGCCTATGTATCAACCCCCGGCACTCAAACAATAGGAACAGGTGGTACTTATGAGAGGCTTAACGAAGGTGCAATTGCTTATACATCCGCTCATTTAGAAGACTTTACACATAGCGATGGGAGGTTAACATACACAGGGACTCCTGATAAGCATTTTCTTATTAGCGTTGCAATGTCTATTGAGTCCGGCGAGATTGCGCAAGAATGTAATTTTAGAATTGCAAAAGGCGGCACTTCAATAGTAGGGTCTAATATGGGACTTGAATTTTCTGCAGCAAATAATACCGATGCAACACCTTTATTATGGATCGATGAATTAAGTACAAACGATTACATTGAAATATTTGGGACATCAGATACAAATGCCGATGAATTTGACGTTCTTAGTTTGGTTTTTACAATTACAGAACTTTAAACAATTAAACGAACAAATTAAAGCTATGAGCAAAAGAAAATTTTACTAGATTATGTGGAAAGGATATTAAATGATGAATTTCCAATGGACATGAAAGAAGTAAAAGAGGTTGATTATGACAGGGATAATAAAGTAATCAATGTCAAAGTAAAAATGGGTGTTTTTGACACTGAAAAATATGAAGTTAAATTGTTAGTAACTAGGAAAAAATGAAAAACCATTTAATAAAGTTTTTAAGGGCTATCAAAAAAGATCAACTATTAGGCTTAGTGAGAGAAATAATTGATGAAAATATCCCTATCGGGTATGAAGATATTAAAACTGGCAAACGCATTAAAAATAATATAAAGCTGAAATACAAAACTGGTAAAGAATATTTAATGGAAATTAAAATAACCGAAGCATGAAAAAACTAATAACATTGATGCTAATATTTTGCATATATGTAAGTGTTAGTGCGCAAGATGAAATAAAGAAGACTATTATTTCACCAGAAATAGAACCAATATTCACTCCTAAAAGTTCTGAAAATAAAGCAAGGATCGAAGTAGATTTTAATAATGATACGGTATGGGTTTTCTCTTATTCATATCAAATCATAAATAATGATACAACCGGGAAAACAAGGCATTTAGATTGTAAATTCCCTTATGATCCTAAAGACTTTGAAGCTATTTTTATAAAATATGATGCGTGGATAAAAACAAATAAGTTATGAAATATCTATTTATCATATTATTTTTAGCGAGTTGCACAACTTTAAGCGAGATACCATACCATGAAAGCCCTTTCGAGTTCCCTTGCTTGGTTTACGAAGATTCAGATGTACTAAAAGCTAATCGGAGCTTCGATAAGTTGCAAAAATTGCATTATGCGGAATTTCGATTCTTGTTGCGGACTGATGGTTATTTTGTAATACTTTTGGTAAACGGGGACATTATAACCGACAATCAAAAGAAGTATTTTTCTGTATATGAAAATCTTGATTATCAAAATTTTAAAAAGTTATGAAAGCTGTAAACTTTTTTAAGACAAATATAAACGCTACCTTGCTAATTATTATAATAGGCTTGTTAAGTTTTATTTACAGGCAAAATAGCAAAGCAATGGACACCTTGATTATTAATACACAAAAATTAAAAGAATCCGATATTAAACAGGATATTATGATTGTGCTAAATAAAGAGGATATTAAGGAAGTCAAAATTGACGTAACCGAATTACAGGGGAAACATTTTAATTACCAAAATCAATATATAACCGGTAAAAAATAAACTAATATCATGAACGAATTAAAGGACACTATTTTAGGTTAAATTAAAAATTAAATTATGGAATGGTTAAAAGGAATTGGAGTTGCTATAATTGCTATTATAGGAGCTTTGCCGCTATTAAGAAAAGCATTTAAAGAAAACAAAGATGTTTATGAAAAGGTTGTACCGTTAGCTAATAAAATAAAACTTTATTTAGCAGACAAAAAACTTGATGCGAATGAACGGGAGGACTTAATGAAAGACATACTTGTATTAGCGACTGAAATCGAAGAGGCTACAAAAGCAACTAAAAAATTGTGGAATAAGTTAAAAATACTTAGAAAGAAATGAAACCCGACATAGTATTAAAACGAAATTATTTTGAGCTTCAAACTGAATCTTTAGGCGAAATATATGATGTTTTAGATTATTGCCTCTTTAAGTTTAAGGCTTTAGAGTTACCGGATAAAGATAATCAAAATTCAGTGTCGTGTATTAAAGAAGGTATTTATCCATTTAAAAAAGAGATTCAAAAAAAGCGTGGTAAAATATTGCGGATATCAAACGTCCCAAATAGATCCGGAATATTAATGCATGTTGCAAATTATGTGTGGCAATTAAAAGGCTGTATTGCGCCCGGTAAAGAATATTATGATATTGACAAAGACGGCTTAAAAGATGTTACCGATTCCCGGAATACTATGGATATGATTTACGATTTATTACCGGATGAGGGTTTAATTGAAATAAAAAGTTGATGAAAATATTTGAATTTGGATATACTGATTGTGTTTACGAAAGTTCATTTGCAGCTATAAGTTTACATAGGTCTAGGAAAGGGGCTGAAACCGCAATGTACTTACATAAAGAAGAACGGCGAAAAGTTTGGTTAGAATGCTATCCAACAAAAAAAGAACAAAAAGAAATGCCTTTTGGAACTTTTGAAGCTTGGAAAGTATGGGAAAGAGAATTATTAGATTGAAAAAGTTGATTTGTCATTAATTATGCTTATCTTTAACCCTCATAAGGTTTTAGTTAGTGAATAGATTTTCAAGCCCTGCACCACTCTCAATGGTCGGGGCTTTTTTGTTTGGATTAATTTTATTATCTTTATGCTTTATAAAATATTAGACTAGTTATGCTAAAAACATTTAAAAATAGGAGGTAACCATGGCAATGTGAAACCAATAAAACAAAGTCATGCCAAAAAAACAAGGCAAACGTAGTGGAGGCGTAAAAAAACATGGTCGCAATAAAACACGTGCTAAATGTTTTGCTACTTCGCTTTATGTCAAAGGTAAAATTTCATTTGCAAAGTATGCAACAATGAAAGGAATCAAATTCAAAGGGGCTATTTAGCCCTTTTTTATTATGAAAAACTCTAAAATATACAAGATAGTATTTGTAATCCTCATACCACTATTGAGTTTTATAGGAACTTATATCCCGAAATACATTGATTTAATCAAAAATAACAAAGCAAAAGACAATACCATAACAGAACAAAAGGAAAAGATTGTTAAACGCAACCTGATTATAAACATCAAACAAGATAAAATATACGGATTAATCGAGGAAAAAACAGAATGTATCACAACTCAAAAAGTATTATCAGAAACAAACAAAACACTCCGGGCTAATAATTTCGATTTAATCCTAAAAGATGCACAAAAAGAAGATTCCATCTATATCAGAAATTTGCCAGTGAATAGCGATTTAAAGCCCCTCAGTGCATTATCTTGTGATTTACAACGTTCGCTACATAAAACTATACAACCTTTAAAAACGATTGTAAATGAATTGCCTATTTTAGAGAAGAAAAGGGGCTTTTTAAGGCGGTTATTCAAGAAAAAGCCCATTATCTAAGCTTATCCAAATTATAACAGAGTAAAAAAGCCAGATTATTAAGCCTACAATTACCGGGATTGATTTGTTATTTCTTTCTTTTGCCTTTTTGGTTGCATTTTCTGCCTCCAGTATTATTTCATCGTGGTAATGTTCGTTATTTGTTGGTAGTGATTTCATATAATTTTTATTTCAGGGTTTTCTTTAACTAATTCATTATACCGTTCTAACCGTTTTGCCTTAGTAGGATAAAAGTATTGTTTTTTATTGCTTATCCAAAGTTCGTATTTATTATGGTTCTTTGGGATCTTCTTAACCTTGCGTTTGTTCTTTTTTGCCCTTGTACGGGATGAATCACTCGCTTGAATTGCCATCTTGTATTTCTTTAGATACTAAAATTAACTCTTCCGTTACTAGTGTTGCAGCAACTTCGGCTGTTTCCATAAGCCCTTCTGATTGTTCCTTCTCAATGATGTATTTACCGCTTTTATTCCCGGGGTACTTTATAATTTTAAATATCCTGTTTTCATGGATCATAATTGATTTCATAATATCTTTATTAAAACGTAAGTTACAAATAATATCACATAAATTAGTGTTATTAAACCGTGTATTTCTAATTGTTTTAGTTGCTTGCGGTCTGGTTTCATTGTATTAGTTTAAACCCTTTATTTTTAATTTATCAGTAATTTCTGTTGAATCTACAGTTGGGGGAATGTCATATAATTTATTTGCAACCCAATTTTCAAAGTCGTACCATTTCATTGATTGTGCTTTTAAAAAAAGTTCCTTTAACCCTATTTCCCTAATATTGTAATTCCCTGTAAATTCATTCATATTTCTATTTTTTAGGTTTATACTTCATTAATAGTTAGTTTATTTCCAAAATTGATACCATTTCTTTTTATAAAAAAGTACTGTATATTTAGTTTTTAATTCGTGAAAATGTTCTGATTTTTTAATAAATTCAACATACAATTTATCATATTTCTGTGTTAATTCTGATAATTGTTTTTTTAGCCTGATATTATAATCTTTATATTGTTGGTTGCTTGACATTTTATTTAGTTTTAACAATTCGCTTTTCACTTAAAATAGATTCAATAAATTTATTAAAAGAAATATATGTTACACTTCCCTTTTTTGTTTTGTTCTTTTTAGCCTTTTTTTTCTTTTCCATCTTATTTTAGTTATTAAAAAGAAAAACATTCCTGCCTTAGCAGGGAATAATAAATAGATAATTACAAATCATCCTTGGATCTACGGATTAGGGTGTCGATCCCCTCTCCTTGGTCATTTGCATACCGCCCCAGACAATCTTACTACCACTTCAGGTAATTACTAATTATTCTATTAGCTTGTATTAGCTTCATCAGGAATGCTTTTCTATGTTAAAGAACGTTTCTTAAATAACTTCAAATGAATGAAAGTTTTTTCTACCATTAGCAAAATCACTATTTGTTAACGCTTCGGCTAATTTATTAAAATCGCCTCGAAACTTGTTTTCACCCTCATCTTGAGGTTTCACTTTTCTAAAACTCTTTTTTTCTTCGTCTTCATAAATTATTAGTGTTTTCATTGTATTGATTTTTAGTTATTAAATTATATTCAACTTTTATCATGTATAATTATCATTCCACTAACTATGTCAAATTTATTACCAAAAGGAAATTCTATAATAGTTCTGGTTTTTGTTACTGTTATATAAAGTTCGGTATTTTTTTTTGTATCTAAAAGTAATTTTGTTTTACTTTTTTCATGTGCTAAATTTTCAAATTTATGTAATGCTACTGTTGTTGGCATGATTTTTATTTTAAATTTACATATCAAACTTTTATTATCTTGTGTACATTATTCACCCTTTTTGTATAGGTTGTATTTCATAAATATCATAATTTTTAGTATCATATCCATATTGTAACATAACTTCGAATGCTTTAGCAAGTTCTTCAGGTGCAGTTTTTAAGTCATCTACTTGTACAATTAATCCTGGTATACTTTCTAAATATACACACCATGTATTATTATCATCTTTAATACAAATCATTTTAAAATCTTCTTTTTTCATTTTTCTTAGTTTTAGTTATTAAACAAAAGCAACTTTTCTTCTCTACTCACTATAGAAAATTAACTACTAAATAATATTAATAGTTCAGAGAATTAACTTTGCCTACTCACTTCATTTAAGAAGTTGCCAATCATTACCTGGCATTTACAAAACATTTTAGCATTAAATATGTTGTGAGTGCTTATAAAGACAAAAGTTGCCAAAGTCAAATATAAGGCTATGCTAAAATTATTAATTCTCACGCAATGTTTTGTACCTTTTTTGATGTTTATGATCCGGTCTGAAATCATATGACTGCGTTTATATGTACGATTGCGATTAAGAAAAACAAAGCCGAAAGCGAACACGCAATCATAATTCTCGGTAGATTCGAAGCCTACCTTCATTCGGCTTTGCTAAGATACAAAAATATTTTTAATTATCAAAGAACTTATGCTTTTATTATAATTATCTAAAATTATTTTCTAAAATTCCATGGTTGGTTCGGATCATCAACGTCATATGGAGGTTTTTTATAAAATTTTATTTTAAATCCAATCGTAGGAAATGGTAAAAAATAAAGGGTTCGATTATCCCTATCTAAATAAAATCCGATCCAAAAATCATACCATGCAAATATTAATTTTACTTTCATAAGTACATCTGTTTATTTAATGTAATATCAAATTGAAGGCTAGTTAAGATTCTTCTTCTGCTTCAGCTTCATAAATAATTCCATACCAGAAATTACCCTCCATCATTTTTTCATAAATTCCCCATTCTTCAATTTCGTAGCCTATTGTGCTAGTAGTTTTAATCTGTAAATCGCATTCTTCATATGCTTTTTTTATTGCTTCTTCTTCTGTATTTGCCTCTACATCAATTAAAACCCTAGCATTAAGGGGTAGTTCTACATAATATTTTTTCATAACATCTATTTTAAGTGAATTATATTTAGTTAATTAAGACTTAAATAATTGTTTTTGTGAATCTTTATATTTATTTTCAGTCTTTTTTAAAGTTCTTGCAGCCTGTTTAAAATAGCTTTCTTTAAGTTCTATTCCTATTCCTTTGCGTCCCATAGAAACAGCGCCATGGACTTCAGATCCAATACCCATAAATGGAGTTAAAACTGTATCGCCGATATTAGAATATAAGATAATTGAACGTTCTATAATATCCAAATGTAACGGGCAAACATGCCTTTCGTCGTCTTCATCCCTTCCTTCTTTGTATTCTAACATTCTTTTAGCATTAATGTCTCGCCAATCGCTAGACGCATATCTTCTCCAAATCCACTGGCTTAATCTATTTGTCTTGTCATCTTTATAATTAATATATTTATTATGCAAATATTCGTATTCTTTTTTATCAATATCTGAAAATAAATCAAAATCTCCTATATACCTAGTTAAACCAACTGGATGTTGTATCGGTTCTGTATTTTCGCCTTTTTTCTTGAAAAATAAAACATAATCAGCTAATGCGCCTCTTGTTTTACTTGAATCAGCTATTAATTGACCATGCATTAATTTACGATCTCTTGACCTTATTGCAACTCTTAATGGTTCTTTCCATATGTTTTTCCTATCCCAGTAAACAAAACCATTATTTTGATGTAATCTTATAATATCTCCTGGAAAGTCTTTCAAACCATTTTGAGCATTGCCTGGAATATCCATACAATGAACAGCAACTAAGCGTCCAGGCATTAATATTCGTTCAACTTCTTTTATTATAAAAGTATAATGTTTTAAGAATTCATTATAATTTACATTGTTTCCTAAATCATGAATTGAACTTGAATAAACATATAAATCATCAAAAGGCGGTGAATAAATTACAAAACCAGTTTTATTGCTTGGGAACTCTTGTAATTTTTGACAACTATCACCTTGATAGATTGCATATTCATCTGTAATTATTTCTTTTAAATCCATTCCGGTAAAGTTATTTTTTGGTTAATACTTTCAATTGCTTGTATATTTAATTCATTACCCATATGTTCAACTAATTTTGTAAACATATTATTTGCTTGTTTTACTTTACGTTTATAATTTTGGTAAACTCCAAGTTCGCCTTCTGTTGTAACCATATCAATATAAACTTTTCTTTTTTGCCCAAATCTGTAAAATCTTCTTACAGCCTGATAATATTGTTCATAAGAATGTGAAGGATAAAAAACAGCATGGTTACAATGCTGCCAGTTCAATCCCCATGCTCCAATTTTTGGTTTAGTTATTAGTTTTTTAATTTCACCTGAACTAAAAGCAATTAATTTTTCTTCTTTACTTTCTAAAGAGTCCGAACCGCTAATTTGAACAGCTTCAGGAATGAGTTGGTTTAAATAATCAGTTTCATAATTATAATGACCCCAAATAACAGAAAAATCATGCCCTTCGATTAATTCAGCTACTTTTTCAGAACGTTCTTTTAAGGTGCTTTTTCTTTCTTCTCTTTGTTCTCTTAATGTTTTGGCCGGTCTAATAAATAATTGTCCTGGTAGCGGTTTGGTTACTTCTAAAATATGGTCTTTTTCAATAAGTTCCGGAAGTATAAAATTTTCATCAGAAAACCCAAAATCAGAAGGCTTTCTCATGGCTCTTGACCAACTTGCAACCCAACGCCAAAAATCGTTAACTGCATGTGCTTTTAATTCCCATTTTGATTTTGACCATTGGGGGTTTTTATCATTTGATGTATCTCTAAAAAATTGAGTTAACATATCCATATAAGCAAGTTCCCCTAGAGCTTCTGAGCTTGTTCCTAATTCAATATAATCATTCGGGCTGGGTGTTGCTGTCCATAAGCTGCGATACGGCATTTTAGCCATAAATTGAACAACCATTTTTTTTGTTTTACCAACGCTGTTTTTAATTGCGGAACTTTCATCTAACACACAACCAATATAATCATTAGAATCAAATTTTTCAATTTGTTGGTAATTTGTAATAGTAATTTTCCCTTTCGGTTTACCGTCTCTTGACCTCTTTAATTCAATACCAAACTTTTCACCTTCTTTAATTGTTTGTTGTGAAACTGCTAATGGCGCAAATATTAAAACATTTTTGTTAGTTTTTTCAACAATATTTTGAGCCCAAACTAATTCCATTATAGTTTTCCCTGTTCCGGTGTCTGAAAATATACCGGAACGACCTTTATTTAAACTCCATTCCGTTAAATATTTTTGAAAGTCAAACAAATAATCAGGCATAAATAATGGTTTGAACCCAAAAAGCCCAGATAATTGTTTTTTCTTTTCTAAAAATGTTTCGTAATTCATACCACAATATTAAAATATACTAATTTAATTTACAAATTATTTAGTCCGATATATAACGGTGCTTGCGAAGACATTTATTTTAGGTTAATTTCAAAATTCTTTTCTTTTGCAAGCCTACGGTTCTCTTTCCGGTAATGCTTAATCAGTTCGGTTAATTCAGGTTCAGTAAATTTCATGGTTGTATTTTTTAACATTTCAAGTTCATCAACTGCCGCTATTCCATGTTTTTGAATCATTCTTTCTCTATATAATATCATATCGTCTTTATTGTTGCATCCTTTATGCCCGGCATTTACATTCATTTCGTTCCATGTAGTAGCCTTATGCCCACGTTTATTATAATGGCAAGCAACCGCATTTAAACAGTGCAGGGGCGCACCACAATAACAACAAACACCATTACCATAATCATCTGTTTGCATCATTCTTTGATGCTGTGAAAAAACATCATGTAATAATTCTACTTTTATTTTAAATTCTTTGCTCATTTTAAATAAAGTGTTATGCTTTTCATCGGTAATTTCTTGGTAAACGGGATGCCCTTTTTATTCCAAACCTTTTGCATTTTACGATTTGATTCGAATCTTACCACTTCGCCTTTTTTGATTAGTTTTATTACTTTCTTTTTATCTGATTTATTCATAGTTTAAAATTACTTTCATGAATATTCCCGACAATTGTAAATGGTTTTTGTAATGAATTAAATTGCATAAAATTTTGCCAACTCATTTTTTTACCCTTCCAATAAAAGCAAAAACAAGAAACCTCATCATTAAATTTTATTAACCAGAGCCTCCCAACATTATCTTCAACCCAATCACCTTCATAAATTTCTTTGTCGTTTTTATCTTTTAGCCCGGTGAATTGCATTAAATGATTATTTTTTAAATCTTCTGGGTAAGTTGAATCATGCTTATAAATAGTGTGTCCATCCAGTCTATCATAAATAGCCCAATCAACAGCATTTTCAGCATTAAAAAATGAGATATAAACGCCCTCTTTAATATAAATCATTTCATTATTAACCCAAACCCGATATTTTATTTTTCTATTTTTCATTACATTATAGTTTAATCAAAAATTTCATATATTCTTGCTCAATTGTTTCAATAATATCGTCATATTGAGTACCTTTAAAGAACTTACCAATTACATTTTCATAGATGTATGGTAATTGTTCTTTGATATATTCTTTAAATCTTGGATCTGTCATATTCGAAAAAGAAATGCTTTCATATTGAACCATTTTCGTACCGTCTTGAAATGAATAAAGTACTTTATATTGACCTTTTAAGTGCTTTAACCATAGATAAAATTTCCCTGAAGATACTACATTTGTAAATTCTTTCGGCAAATAATCATATATGAAGTTAAGCAAACTAAACCAGGCACGGTGAAAATTAATATCCCTTGGTGTGATTTCTTTGAAACAAAGCATATCATTAGATTTTGTTTGTTCGTTTAATTCCACTGCCTTTTCATTATATGGAACAAAACCGTTTGCAACATTTACAACTTCAATTATATTTTCGTAATCGGTGTCTTTCATGTGAACTTATCTTTAATCCAATTAATTACAAAATATCCTACAATAGTAAGAAACGCAATTACAGCTATTTAGATTAGTATTATTAATATTGGGTTCATTTCATTGTTTTTTTAGCCATTGCATGAATCCTTTAAAAGTTGGGTCGTTATCAATTATTATTGTATCCGTTTGTTGTTTAAATCCAATCCGATCCCAATAATAGTAAGTATTTATATATATGCTATCATTCTGTAACTCCTTTTCGTAGAGGTCGTAATAAGATAACAGCCAAAAAGTGAAATGGTTATTTAGATAAGCTCTATTTTTAGCATGAGTAAAATAAATAGAATCTGCATGATTTTGCGAATACCCAACACTAGCAAAGAATAATAGTATTAATATTGTTTTCATAGTTCTAATTTATTAACCGGTTTAAATTTTTCTTTAATTTGACTTTGGTAAATTTTTCAAGCTCACTTATTAATTCAAGTATCTTTTCTTTTGGTGGTTCTGGTAGATTATTATTCCCTGAATCTGCACCAATATTCACATAAACGGGTCTGATAAAATCTATCATTGAAATAAATTCTTGAAAATCGAAATCTAATATTGGTTCAATAGTTACAGCTACCTTACAATATTCCAATGAATTTATAACACCTAAATATTTAGTTCTAGTTATTGGTTTAGGTGAATTATCCATTATTTTATTATAATGTCTATTGGTTTCTATTGTCGTGCATAATATAGAATTTTTAGAAAATTGAAAAATATTTGCGTTTTCAGGATTTTTTGTTTGATAAAAGATTGTGCTTTCAAACTTATTATAGAAGTCAACTATTTTTTTTATTAATCCATATGGCACGTCATCAGCAAACAAATCATTACAAGTACAAACAAATATAACGTCCTTCTCCTTAAATTTCTTTTTAAATTCGCTTTCTACTAATCTCGGTTCTCCAGAATATTTTGCCTTTAATAAAGGAAATCTTTTTTTCAATCCTTTTACATAGCAATATGAACAATTATGCAAACACTCTCCGGCTAAAGGATTTGTTTTTTTCGTTACCCAGTCGTACATATTTGATTTATTTAACATAGTTATATTTTATTGTAAGTTACTAATTTTTAGTGTGATATCAAAGTTTAAAATCGTCTTTCATGTTTCCGGTTATTTCCTGGATAAAAATATAAAATCCCTTCATTGCTTCTTGAGCTTTGTCAAGATTATTAATGCAGTTATCCATTGTTTCTTCTAAAGTCTTTTCTTTAGGTTGCAACGGCTTTGTAATCTCTTCAAATACTGGGTGTAATTTTGAATTTTTCATATTAATTTATTTCATAATTATTATAAAATTCTAATTCTTTTTTTATAAGCTCAATAGTGCTTTCTAGACGTTCTTTTATTTGTTCATGCATTTCTTTATCAGGAAGTACACGAATAATAAATGGTTTCATGTCTGGATAGTAACTCATGAAATCACACCATTTCAAGCTTGTGACAAACAACTGCCCTTGCACCTGCCATTTATATTCATTTGGTAATTTGTTAGCTTTAATATAACTTAAATGTGTTTTACGTAACGGGCATTTAATTTCAAGCAACCCATTAAACATTATACCATCAGGACTAATTCCAATCCAATCTTCAAATCGAAAGTGGGGAGTTATAAACCCTATTTGGTCAACTTCTATATTATAAATAGATTCATATGCTTTGCGTGCCTCGGGTTCTAAATCAATGCCACGCTGCATTATTTCATTAGTATAAGTTTCTTCTTTTGTTTCGGTTATTATTTCGCCGACAATATCAGAAATTAAGTCCTTATAACCTTTTGTGCTTTCACCCATCATTAGGGATGCAAAGCGCGTTCCTGTAATTTTACCACAACGCAAATCAAACCACGCATTGCTTTGTTGTTCTACATTATATGTTATCATTTTTCTATACTTTTATCTAAATCAACCATTAAGCTAAACATTTTTTTTGTATAATCTGCTAAATCTTTTAATTCAATTTTACCGGCAACACACAAATCTTTTGAGTATGCCATTGCAAAACCAGCATAACGGCTTTGTTCTTTCTTGACAGCTCTTGAATAATTAGATTGACCTTGATTATAAATGGGCTTAATGATAAGATATTTTTCTCCACTTTCCCACTTTTTTTCAATCTCATTAAATTCAGCTTCTTTATCTTTTACAAATTTAGCCTGATCTCTTTTTTTACTGGAATAATAACCCCACTTATCATTATAATAAACTTTGAATTGATAAAGCATGCTTTTATCATAAGTAGATGGATATTCTTTTTCAAATGCAACATCTGTAATTTGTGCTTTCATTTTAGTTTAGTTTTATAATCAATAATACTATTTACAGTTTTTAAATTATTATCCAAAGCATTTATTAATTTACTAGGCTTGCATCCTTTTCTAAGCTGCCTATTTCTTAACTTTATAAGCATCATTAATATTTGTATAGCTTCAGCTAAAAGGTCATTCATTTTCTGCAATTTTATCGTAAACCAAATGAGTAATATCTTCTTTTATCATATGAGTAATATTTTTGTCACCAAGATAAACAGCGTCAATTGTAAGCGTGCTTTCCGGTTGCGAAACTCCATCGCCTGAATCAATTGACATCGTATATTCAATATCTAATGTTTTACCACAATATTCTACTTGTACTGTATTTTGCTTTTCCATAATTATACTCCTATATATTCAAAAACATGAAACACTAAAGAACCATCTTGTAGTTGATAAGTTCCAATATATTTTCTATTTGTTCCCATATCATAGTTTACAGGGTGTCCGGTTCCAAAAATCTCAAAGTATCTTATTTCTTTTTCCGATGTTGAATTAACCAAAGCCCATAAACAAAGTATTTCTTTTTGTACTTGAGCGGTTAATATCTCTGCACCAATAGGCATTTCAATTTTTTGATTATCTTTAATTGATAATTCAAATTTCCAGATCGTTTTTTCCATAACTTTTAATTTGTTATAAAAGTATATCAAGTGAAGTTAACTCGCAAATAAAAGCGATACGAATAATACAGGTTTGTCATCGACATAAAACGGGATTTGGCTGTTTAATATCGACGCAATGAACGTTATCAAAAGTGTTAATTTTCTTGTAGTATATTGTTTTTTGCGTACTTTTACTTTAAAGTTCTTTGAAAAGCATTCCTGATAATAAATTTAATTAATATATCAAGAGCAATACTTGATTGAACGGCGAGTTGAAACCTAAGTGTTATTGGCTGCATATGGACTCAGGGTAATAAACCAATTGTTAATTACTGTTTCTTGATTAAGGAATCAAGAGAAGGCAGGAATGTTTTTCTTTTTAATAATTATTCACTAAATAAACTATAATGGACACAAAAAAGATAAAAGCCCAGCTTAACGAATTGCTTGATATAGTTGAGCAAATTGAAAAAGGCAAGTCAAGCAAGCAATGGTTCATGATTAACCGGGATAATGTAGAATACCAAGATAGGCGGGACTTCGTACAAATAGCCAATGATTACACTAAAAGAATAAGGGCTAATGAAAAGCGGTATCATCAATTAATAAGCGAATTATGAAAAATATAACTAAAGATAGGCTTTTTACAGCGTGGGCATATTGTGACGAATACGACAAATCAACTGAATTTATGTTAGAATATATGCAAGATTTTGCAAATGTTGATTTAGATTGCGTCCTTGATTTTTTACAAAAAACATCGGATAAAACAAGAGATGAATGGTATAAAAATAATCCTGATTGGTATAAAAAATATGAATAACATTGCAATAATAATACTAGTATCGACGATTCCACAATTCGATTATTCTCTGACACACCAATAAACAACGAATCAATGAGGGTGATCGATGACTTATTAAAGATGATAGCAACTGGTGTGTTTGTGATCTTGGCGAAAAAAGCTAAAAATAAATTTAGAAATAAGAAATAATATTAATTTAAAAATAAGAATCATGAAATTAAATTTAGAAATTGAATTAGATTGGATTAATGATGAAATGAGCCTTGACGATGTTGTAAAGCAACAAATTATATCAGGAGTAATGACTAAAATTAATCAATCTTTACTTGCAAAAATTGAGTCTAAAGTTGAGAAAATGATTGATAAAACAATTGTAAAAAGAATCAATCAAGCAACTGATAAGATGTTTAGGAATTTTATGAAAAGACCTGTTCAATTAACGGACAATTATGGAAGCACAATCAAGGAGTATAAAAACATCACTCAAGTTATTAAGGAGCGCTTTGATAATTTTATGACAGAAACAGTTGATGATAATGGGAATGCTAGCAATAGTAATTATGGAACAAAATATAAAAGGCTTTATTTCATAATCGACAAGCAATTAAAAGATTTTGCCAATACATTTACTACTAATGCAGTTAAGACGGTAAGTGCTGAAATAAAAACACATGTTCAAGAAGGATTAACGCAAAAATTAGGGAGTGAATTAATGAAGATTTTAAAAGTTGATGAAATGTTAAAATTACAACAGAATAATTAGTTAAAGATAAATAATATGCAAGGGATAAAATTTAGAAAAGATAAATTGCATTCAAAGACAAGTTTCTTTAACTGCCCGGTTTACTTTGATGCTAAATATAAAATATATTGGAATGACTTACCAAATATTAACATAAATGAATTTTATAGCGGAAAGTATTGGAACGATTGGAAAAGGTCACCAAGGTTGAATATAATTAATTTTTTATTGAAAATCAGCAACACATTAGATGCCAGGAATTACTCTAATTTCTTGATGTTAAAAAAATATATGAAAAAAGAAAACCCTAAAATTTTAGAAATTGGGTTCGGGATTGGCGACTTCCTGGTTTACCTTTTTAAAAATGGTTACAGTATAAAAGGCATAGATATGGATCCGCAGAATGTAGAATGGGTTAGTAAAATGACTAACAAAAATATTATTATTAAAGGGAATTATGAAACAACGGCTTTGAATGAAAAGTTTGATGCCATTTACCTAAAGCACGTTTTGGAACACTTTTTGGACATTGGTGCGGTTGTAAAAAAACTTTACAAGGATTTGAATAAGGATGGGATTGTATATTTTTCAGCCCCAAATGCTATGCATAAACAATTTTTAAACCAAAGCATACATAAAGAGCCGCACGTTTATCATTTTACAAGCGAAGGTTTGGAGAAAATATTTATAGAAAACGGGTTCAAAAAAATACTAACCGGTTCATATGGTTATGAGCCTGAAAAGTTTAATTTTAAATATTACATTAAAACATTCCTACGAAAAAATATAATAAAAAAAGGCTTAAAAGAAAAAAATTTAATCGGAATATTCACTAAAAACAAATAAGATGGAATACAAAATTGAAAAAAACATCGAATTACCAAATAGAAGAACTTGTAATAAATATCCATTGAGAAAAATGGAAGTTGGAGATTCTTTTTTAATTGGTAAATATTCTCGTTTAAATATGAATAAGGCTAGCGCGGTTGGAAGAAATTGGAAAGATAAAGCGGGTTTGAAATGGAAATTTGCTGTTAGAAAAGTATTGGTTAATAATATTGAGATGATTAGAATTTGGAGAATAAAATAAAATTAATTAGGTATTGTGCTATTATTAAATAAATAATGCTATCTTTGTAATATGAATCTGCTAGGAATTAAAAAGCAAATACTAATTTTAAATATAGCCTTGATAGGTTGCGTCCTTTGTTCCTAGCAGTTCAATTTTGCACCTTGATAGGCTTTTTTATTGTTATGGCAAAAGAACTACCTTATTTTAGATTTTATCCTTCTGAGTGGTTAGAAGGTGATATTACACTTGAAAATGATAAAACTCAGTCACTTTTTGTAAAAATTATGTGTTGGTACTGGAAAAAAGATTGTCATTTAGATTTAGAATTTATTAGTAAACGCTTAATCAACGGTAAAGCAACGCTTAAGCAATGCTTAAATAAGTTAATAGATAATAATATACTTAAAGTAGATGAAAATCAATGTATTAGCATAACGTTTCTTAATGAACAATATGACTTATTAAGTGAGAAACGACAAAAGTTTGTTGAATCAGGTCGTAAGGGTGGCTTAAGCAAAGCTAAAGCAAAAGGTAAGCGTCGCTCTAGCTATAAAGATAATAATAAAGATAAAGATAATAATAAAGATGGATTTGTTATTTTTTGGGGTTCTTACCATACCATAACGAAATTAAATAAAACAGATAAGGAATCAGCTGAAAAATATTTTAATAAACTAACTGATTTAGAACAACACAAAGCAATTGATAATATAAATCCATATTACAATTCATTGAACGATAAAAAATATTGTAAGAAAGCAAGAACTTATTTAAGTGATAAAAATTTCAATGATGAATTTATATTTAAAAAAGAAGTAAAAGACAATCCTCATAATATTGTGCCTGAAATACACATGAATAATTATGACTGAGACAGAATTAAAAGATAAAATGGAATTGCACTTAAAAAAATACTTTCATGTTTACCGTGAAATAAAGAGCAATGATAAAACTTCTATTATAGATATAATTTTAGTTCACAAGTCAAATGACCAATACAAATTTGGTATTGAAGTTAAATTGGATGCTAAAAAGAGAGGAAAAGATTTAGCTGAATGGCTAAAGCAAGCCGTTAGATATACACAAAAAGAGTTTGGGCAGTTTGGTAAAGTAATAGTTTGTACATATCCTCAAATATCTGAAAAGGTTTTAAAAGAAGGTAACTTAATGCACCAACATGATGTGTACAAAGATAGTGATTTAGCTTGTCAAAATAACATTAATACTTTCTTAGGGCAATTTAAAATAGGTGAATTACAAAAATATTATAGCCGCGAAAATAAATGGAGGCTTAGGATAGTTTATAATTCAAAGTGCCTTTGGAATGAACGATGTGATAATTTAAGATTAGAAACAATAGAGAAAACATGGTTATAACTATCTTTAAAAATGTTAATTCAGTAAATAATCCGCATCATATTGCGGCTGAAACTGCTTATATTCGGATTAGAGATGGTAAAAGCAAAGAATTAATTGAAAAGATAAGGACTGAAACGGATAAAGAAAAAAGGACAGAGTTGAAGAAACAGTTACCAAGCTATTGTTTTTCCGGCAAATTTAGCAAAAGAGAAGATAAAGGACTATTACTTCATTCTGGATTAGTGGCTTTGGATTTTGACCATTTAGGAAAAGAATTAATAAAATTCAAACCAGTAGTTGAAAAAGATAAGTTTACATTTATGGCTTTTGTTTCTCCATCCGGTGACGGATTAAAGGTAATTGTAAAAATACCACCTAATGTAAATACTCATAAAAGTTCATGTGCTGCATTAAACGAATATTATGGAGCTACACTTGACGACTTTAAAGATGTTAGCAGGGTTTGTTTTGAAAGTTATGATAAATATATTTATTACAATCCTAAATCTGAAATATTCCAAGATTTAAAAGAAGTACAGCAAAGAGAAAATAAATTATTTCAAAATGATTATAGTATAATTTTTGATAACTTGGTAAAATGGATTGAAAAAATAGATACTTATCAAGACGGGAACAAACATAAATTCCTTGTTAAATTAACAGGTGCATGTAACCGGTTTGGTATTCCTGAAATAATGGCTTCAGGTTATCTTATTGGTCAATATATACATAAAGCAAGCAAAGTAAACCCTAATGATTATACTAAAATTGTAAGTAAAATATACAGTAATTATTCTTATCAATTTGGTACTTGTTATTTTGAAAAGAATGAACCATTACACAAAGAAACTAAAGTAAAATTAGATAAGAGAGTTTTTGATTTAGACTTAAAAACAAAAGATATAATATACTTAGATTCTATTAAGGATAAGATGTTGATTAATTTTAAAGACGGGTACAAACTTGGAGAAACAACATATTTCCCAGATTTAGATAATCATTGGACATGGTTAAAAGGTGAAATAAATCTTTTTGGTGGCATAATGAATCATGGTAAATCTACTTTTGTTTATCAGATTGCTTTAATAAAATCTATCAAAGATGGTACAAAGTGGGGCGTTTTTTCACCAGAACAAAACCCGCCTACATATTTTTATGATGACCTTATTCATACTTATATAGGATTGAATACAAACAAGCGTTTTAATAATCAAATGTCAGAAGAACAATACCGCCAAGGTATGAATTTTGTTAAAGAATATTTTTATTATATCTATCCTGAAAATGACAACCCAACGCCTGAATATATTAATAATTGTTTTAAAGCATTAATTAATAAACATGGTATTAGTGGATGTATAACAGATCCATTTAACCAATTAGAAAATGATTGGGGCAAAACAGGGCGTGATGATCGTTACCTTAGTGATTATTTAAACAAAGAAAAACGGTTTGCATTAGATAATAATATTTATAAAATTATAGTAGCACATCCCAAAGGTAATTTAACCAAGCAAACCAATGGTAATTATGAACCGCCGAATGTATTTGATTTTGCCGGGGGTGCAATGTGGGGCAATAAATGTGATAATATAATTGTTATTCATAGACCTGAATATACTACAAATAAAAACGATACAAATGTTGACGTTATTGTCCAGAAAATAAAAAAGCAAAAAATTGTAGGTATACCAGGGAATATAACAATGAATTTTAATAGAATGACTAATAGGTTTTACTTTGGTAATTTTAATCCTTTAGAAAACCAAAAAAAAGAAGAACAATGGGAAAGCAAGCCGATACCGTTTTAAAAAATATGATAATTAGAGTACAGACTAAAAGACATAATGAAACTAATTATATATTTGATGAAGAACAATTATTTTTATTATTAAAAGAATCTCAAAGAATAAGTAAAGGAGCGCTATTAAGAATATTCAGAGAAATATAGATTTTACTACAAAAAGATAATGAAGTTTAGAAACTAAGATTAAATAATTAAATAAATGTATATAATTGAATTTGAAAAAGGCGTGTATGCCACTAAAGGTAATGGTGATCCTTCCAGGACTTTGAAAGTTGAAAATGCTCAAAGGTTTAGTGATGAAATTTCAGCTAAAACAAAGCTTGATATTATAATCGAAAGAATTAAACCTTACAGGAAATTTTCAAACCCTCAAATTAGATGGGTTGATGAGATTTCGGGCATATTAAAAAGCTAATGAAATACCGAAAATAAGTGAATAATATAAATTGAAGTTATGATACTAGGATTTAAAATACAATTCAAACAACCCATTTTAAATAGAACTAAAATCCATACAATTAGAGTGGATAAAAATAACCGATGGAGCATGGGTAGAAAAATTCATTTTACCATAAATGTAAGAACCAAAAATCAAGAAGTGTTCGAAGTTAGAAGGTGTGAATCAACTCAAAAAATAAAAATAGAATATCTAAATAATTGGATTACAGTTTATATTGAAGGAAAGTTATTAAGCGAAAAAGAAATTAAACAACTTGCATTAAATGATGGATTTGAAACTATGAAAGATTTTCGTAAATGGTTTAACAAAGATTTCGATGGTAAAATAATTCACTGGACAGACTTACGATATTAACTAACATTTAATGAAGCATAATAAATGAGAATAGGACATTCAACAAATGGTACATCTTGTGAATATGAAATGCAAGATAAATTGAAAGAATGGTTAAAAGAAAAGGGCTTGATATTTATTGATGAAATGTTTATTCCTGAAGTAAGCAGGAGGCCTGATTTTTTAGTTTTTAAGCCTGGTAATGGATTAATAAACATTGAAGCAAAATGTAACGATCATAGCGAAATGATAAAACAACTTGGTGATAATGCCAAGTATTGTAATTATTCATTTGCATTTATACCTGATTATAGTATTACCTCTTTGGAAACCAAAAGAGAATTAGAACAAAATAGATTTGGGTTAATAATTTATAACTATCAAAAAGGAATAATAACTGAAGCATTAGAAGCTCATCATAATTTTAAAATTGATAGAAAAATGCAAAAAAATATATCCGATAGGATAAAAATTGAGCTAATAAAAAGAAAACAAAAAGAATATATTGATACGCAACAAGATTTATTTAATGAAGTATAAACCTAAAAAATAGAAATGACACTACAAAGGATTCAAAAAATAATAGGTGACTACCTAATGCTGAAGCCAAGGCATATACAAAAGGACACAAACGAGCATGAAAATGTATTAGCCCGGCAATTGTGCTGTTACTATGCAAAAAAATTAACTAGTAAAAAAAACCGGGAAATATCAGAATTTTTCAGCGACAGGACACCGTCAATAGTGCCTTATTCGTTTGCTAAAATATTAGATTACATAGACACCGATAGGACAATAAGAAAATACGTTGATGATTTAAACCATTTATTTGATCCGGATTACCAGGATATAAAGAGCTTAAAAGAAAAATCATTATTAAATGTTAAAATACTAAAAGAGCTGTATAAAACAGGGCATTTAGAATTATTTCAAGTATTATGTTTAATAAAAAGCCATGAATTATGAATAAGGAAAACATTGAAAAAATAGTTAACGAATATTTAGAACATGTTAGAAGATATAGTTGGCAATATGGAGTTACAAATGAAGAAAAAATGAACAAGTTTTTGAAATCAGACGTAGTTAAAAATTTAATTATACCTGGTGTTAGCAACCAAAGGGGACTGTTTGAAAATATGCAGTACTACATGGAATATTGCGAAGCTAATGGTTATGTAACGCCACAAGATTGGATTGAAAAACATAAGCATTTTTAAATAGTTACTAACATAAATATAACGCTACCTTTAAAAACATTTTTGAATAAGTCATATTTATTGCTTAAATTTGCTAAATGACTACAGAGATCCAAATAGTTAAACCTATATTTATCATTATGAATGTACGCGCATTTTATGAATCAGGGATTTACCCTATTAATAAAAACGGAACAGTATATTTACACTTTGAAACATTTGCTTTAAATTAATGTACACTGGACAAAAACATAACATAGCTAAATCAACTGCTAAAATGTGCAATGAATTAGAAATAAGGAAAAATCATTCGTTAATCAAGGCAATCGATAAGTTTGCTAATGATATTGTAAAAAATTGTTTTTAAAATGGAAATAGAAATTATAATAAACACACGCGATGCAGATCCAGTAACAGGGCTTACAATAAATGACGCATTCGGTAGAAGCGGGGATAAATATTTATATGACATAGAAGAGGTTTCGCCAGGTATTTATATTCCATTATTCAAAGATGACGTTATCAACGCTATAGAAAAGAGCGTAAACGACATTGTAAATAATATATTCTAATGGCTAATAAAGATAAAGCAGTAAATAATATTGAAACAAAAACATCATCCGGGAAGTGGATAAACACCAAGGATGTAAAAAAGAAGTTAGTAAAGTTATTTGATAAAATGATGCAAGAAATAGAAGATGGAGTTATAAACGAACGAATTGAACAAACTAATGGCAGCACCTAAAGGAAATAACTATTGGCAATTCCGAGATAAACACGGGAGAGATTATGAATATACTCCCGAAAAGCTTTGGGATGAATTTATAGCTTATGCTAAATGGATTGAAGAAAACCCGTTAAAAGAAGCTATAGTTATTCAAAGAGGCATTACAATAGAAAACAAGGATGGTACAAAAGAAACGTCTTACACAACTCCTGTAAGCAAAATGAGGGCAATGACAATAAAAAGCTTTTGTTTATTTGCTGATATAACAACAATGACATTCAATAAATATGAAAATAATAAAGATTTTATTTATATCACAACACGCATACACGATGCAATCTACAGCCAAAAGCTTGAAGGATCAGCAGCCGGGCTATTGCAACCAATGATTATAGCAAGGGAATTAGGATTAAAAGATCATCAGGAACATTCTGGTGTTATAGAAAAACGAATTACAAAGGTAAAAGTTCACCGGCCAAAAAAAGATGGATGAAGTAGTCTTAGACGTAGGGTCAAATTACGATTTTTTAGATAAAGAGTTCGATTGGAAAAAATCAGAGGCACAAGAAAAACAAATATTTTTACATGAAGGCGGCGGCGGTTCGGCTAAAACCTGGGATATATTACAATTCATCATAACATATTGCGACAATTTTTTTAACTGGAATAAAGATATACTTATCGGTCGAGACCAATATAGTGATGTTAAAAAAACTGTATTAAAAGATTTTATAAAAATATTAAAGCGTAATGGGATTTATGATATAAATAATCATACCAGGTCTGACCCGCAAAGCTATACTTTATATGGGAATAATATATTCTTTTCTGGGTTAAATGGGATAGGGTCACATGGAGAAAGGCATGATGTTGTTTATGTAAATGAAATATTAGAAACTGAATGGGATGATGTTAAACAACTAAATCAAAGGTGCAACGAACTTTTTATAGGTGATTACAACCCAACATTTACCGAACATTGGGTATTTGATAAGCTTGAAACCAGATCAGATTGTAAGTTTTTCCACTCTACTCAGTTAGACAACCCGTTTTTACCAAAAGGCCAAAGGGATGAAATATTAGCTTATGAGCCTACTCATCCAGAAGATAGGCATTTGCCTGAGAAAAAACGTAGACCACACCCAACAAATATAGAAAATGGTACAGCAGATGATTATATGTGGAAAGTGTATGGTCTAGGTTTGCGCTCTGCAATGGAAGGTAGAATATTTAAATATATAACTTATATTGATAGATTTCCTGATATTGCATTTGATTATGGAATGGATTTTGGTTTTACAGTTGATCCATTGGTTATTGTAAAATGTGCTGAAGATGAATATAATATATGGTTAGAACCTTTGTGTTATGAACCAATTGAGACCCCTGAAGCTATACACGAATATTCAAAAGTATCGGATATAAACATAAAACTAAGTACTACTGCTGATAGTTCAGATAAATATAGTAATGATAAAGGAACAGTTGAAATGGTGCGTGGGTTACAAAATTTAGGGTGGAATATTCATAAAGTAAGCAAAACACAAAACGTAATATTTTGGCTTTTATCTATGAAAAAGAAAAAGATTCATATCATTAAAAACGAATTCTATATTCAAGTAAAAAAAGAAGTTGAAAACTATAAATTAAGAACTATTAATGGCAAGCCAGTAAACCAACCAATTGATAAGTTTAATCATTTTTGGGACGCTTCAAGATACCGGCACATGGCATTTAATCAAGATTATTCATTTAACTACCAACAATGAAAAGAATAGACGAATTAGAAAAAAATGAATTGAAACAAATTAATGAAATGGTAAGCAAAGAATTAGGTGTAATGTTACGAAACATTGAGCAGAAAACAGGATATTATACAAGTGGTGAATTTTCTTTATTTGCTGATGAACCTAAAAAATGTATAGATATTGATTTAAAGTTATGTTTACTAGAATATCCTCACCTACCGGAAACGTTCAAAGTAAAATATTACAAAAAAGTAAACCCAGACAATGTAATAAACAAGCCTATATTTGCTCATAAGTATAATAGTTGGTATATGGTTTATGATGGTGTGCATAGAGTTGATGTGGCTAAACAATTAGGTAAAAAAACCATTAAGGCTGATATAATAGTACCTATTGATGACTAAAATATATTTATTGTAAATTGCAAGTAAACTAAATATTATGAAAAAGAATAAAATAATCAACAAACAAACGGCAAAGGCTATCGCTGCAGCTTTTGAAATGTTAGATAAGATCAAAGAAATCCATTTGATTAAAAAGCAAACTATTGAAGCTGAGAATGAAAGGTTTAAATTAGGTGGACAATTTCCTTCATTTGAAAAGTCAATCGAAAATACAGGAGCGATAATAATACACAATAAAATAAAGAAACGTAAATGCTTGCTATCTGGTTTAATAAAAACTGAAAGGCAATTTACAAAAGCTTGTAAAGATTTAAAAGATGCAATGAAGAAAAAATATATATATTGCTTAGTTGTTGTAGCACGTGATAATGTATTAGAATGTTTTGATACAAGAGAAAAAGCTGAAAAAGCAAAAGGGCGTTCTCATTGTGTCGAGATTAAAAAAATGGAATTATTATAAAGATATTAGCCAATATTGGATTCAATTCCTATAAAATAAGAACTATAATATTAGATATTAATAGATAATTAACTATCTTTACAATCCATTAAACTACATTTCTTACTAGAAGCCTGTTAAGTTCTCAGCTTACAGGCTTTTTTATGTTAAATAATTGAAAATTAACAAATTAACTCAGTTCTTATTTGTTTTCATTCTAAATAATGAGTATCTTTATGCATAAAAAAAGCTATGAAAAACTTATTATTTGTATTTCTTTTTGCAGCATTAAGCGTACAATCTCAAAAAGCCCTAAAGCAAAGTGAATATCAATACAGATATAAAGGGCAACCAGGCGACACGATATCCAATAATGATACATTATGGAATTATTCAATATATCCGAATAAGAGTTATTTCACATCTTGTAATATAAGGGTGGACATAGATAGTATTTCTGGTAGCCCTTCAATGAATGTAATCCTCCAGGCTAAAATCTATAAAAATAATTCATATGCTAATATAAGCTCTGTAACATGGTATGGTACTAGTTCTGACACTGTAATAGAATTTAATAGAACAGAATTTATAAATAAATACAGATATTTCAATGTGTTATTTGATGCAAATACAACAAACCAGTTATCTAGTGTAAACAATATATATTTCCTATTTCGGGATAGGGCAGAATCTTTTGATGTTTGGATACAAGATCAAACAACTAATGCGTTTAGATATGCGTTAATGCGTGAGGATAAAACAGATATCACTTTAACAGAATCCATTCAAGTAGATAGTTTCTTTTGTTTGGTTAGTTCAGGGCATGGATTTACAGGAACAGGGGAATATATTGTTATCCAACAAGGAGGATTTTTTACACAATTAGAAGTAAGATCAGCTTCTAATGATACTATTTATACTTATGCAGATTTTACAGCATCATTTTCAACCGCTGCTGTAGTTATACGTGGCTCAATAGATATGAATGTTGACGCAGATACTACAACTCAGAATTTTATTTTTAATCTTAGAAATGGCACGACTGCAATAGATATACAAAATGTATTAGTTATAATGGAGCATTCAACTGCTGGAGATAAATCTAAATTCGGTGATTTGGCAGCTCTTACAAATGGATTAAGGTTTAAAAAATTAAATACATCTCAATTTGGGCTAGGAAATTATAAAAGTACTTCTGACTTTGATCAATTCGGTGGTGATGTCACTTTTGACGATAAGGCAGGAGGCGGAAACCATTCAACAACTATAAAATATAATATAAAAGAAAAATATGGGATAGTATTTAGATTTGATCCGAGATTAAATGATACATTTAAAGCAACTGCAAGAGATGATTTAAGCGGGTTAGTATTATTCAGAATTATTTTATTTGGTCAATATACACTAGGAGAATAATCACATTTGCATATTAAATAAATATTTTTTAACTTTGTCTACTTGATGCGAAAGCAGTTTTACCCTTTTATCTGCAATTTGCTATGAATGTTAGAAAAGTATAAAAATGATTTTGTTGTGGTTGCCCGGGAGGTTGATAGGGTGCTTTATGAAATATCCAGAAGAAGCGAAAGCCTCGAAACTACATCTTTAGAAGAAGTTGAAACAAAAGAACAAAAAGAATTAAAGAAAAAACTATCCTATAACTCTACCTATTCAATTTTTGACCTTGTAAAAGGGCATCTTACTAAATTCCAATCAAATAAAGTACTTAGGGAATTTGATATAAAAAGCGAAGAAGAAAAAAAAGCTTTTATACAACATTTAATCGATATTGATTATTTACAGTCAGTAGATATAATCATTGATAAGGCTTTCAATGCGCCCAATGATTTTATATTAATCGAAAAAGATACCGAAAACGAAGGGAAGCCGATTATTATATTTATACCGATTAATTCAGTTTTCTATTATGATGACATTACACTGATTTACGAATTAGATATATCAACAGATGAGGAAAAAGTTTTTAGATTAATCCAATGGGTAGACTATCAAGGCAAAACAGGATGGTGGGATTTTGTTATAAGAAAAAAACCAGAAGAAAAAGCTAAAATTTCACAAAAGGCAGGAGAAAAACCACAAATATACGGTTTTAATGAAGAGGTAATTTTACAGAAAAAGCCATTTAGGCAAGTAGGCGGCTTAGTTTTTAAAGACCAAGTAAAAGATTCATTGCTTTTTACTACTATTGAAAAGTTCAAAATATATAAAAGGGATTCAGATATATTTGAAGAAAGCAAAGTATTACATGCTTTCCCGGAAAAGATTACCTTAGCCTTTAAATGTTTAAAGTGTAGCGGTACTGGAATAATAGACGATGGTGCTAATGGCAGTTATAAATGTGATGCTTGTAACGGCACTGGGGAATATTGGGTAA